AAACAATAAAAAATAAAGAACTTAATTTTGTCATTACAAGAGAAATGTTAAATAATTTTAACTTAGCATTTGAAATATATACTTTGGTAAAATTGTTTGATTGTCAAATTAATTTAGCATTAGACCAAACAAAAGAATCATTACGCAGTTTCACAATAGACGATATATATAAATTTCAAAAATTATTAATGCGTTTAGAAGCTCTTAATGTTTTAAATAGTAAAGTTAATGTCAAATATATGTTTAATTCTAATTGTAATGGAAAAAATATAAAGGCTTTAAATTGGGACGGCAACTTTTATTATGAGTGCGAACATAACGGATTCGGCTGTTCATATATGCGCAATAATATGAAAGTAGGGTTTTATGATTTATTACATAAAATCGTAAACCTTGATAATTTTCAATTTGATAGTAAACTTGAAGATAAGCCCACATATTCAACGGAAATTGGTTTTGTGGGCGAGCGTTTTATTCTACAACCTTTACGGAAAAATAATGCGCACCATAAAAACACAGCTTTAAACATTGCTATCAAAAATGTAAATTAGGAGTAGATATGAAAGTATATCTCGCTTTTTATAAGCATAAACGTAAATGTAATTCGTTAAAAAATATTGTATTTCGTATTTTTGACGAAATTATTCGCTTTGTAACTAAAGGTGAATTTAGTCATTGTGAAATTGCAATCCCGTATGATCGAAATTCAGACGGGCAGATCTTGTATGAGTGCTATACGTCTAGCAATATGGACGGGGGAGTACGGTGTAAATTAATGCCATTACCACAAGAACGTTGGACGTTAGTGCCTGTAAAATTTAATGAAGAATTTGTACGAACGTTCTTTCAATTAACAATAGGTGCTAAATATGATTTTTGGGGAGCGTTAGGAGTTGTGTTACCAATTAAAGAAAGTAGCCGTAAATTTTTTTGTTCTGAATGGTGTGCAGCTTGTTTAGAAATGCCACAACCAAGCAGGTATAGCCCTAATTCACTTTATCGTAAATTGACAAATAGATAAAAAAGAACCCCTGTTCAAAAGTGAACAGGGGTTTTAACCAAAGGAACACTATGAATAACACAAAATCAAAACAAGCACTCTACCCGATTTTTAATTTTGTAGCCAATATCGTATAACATACGATCTGCATAGTCAATATAATAATTGTAATTTATATCGGTCGGAAGTGTTGACGGTAAATCTAGCAGTAATTCAGCGTTATCCGACTTCGGCACTTTGTTGCCATTTTTAGCATATTGTAGGCAATCTTGACTTTCGGTCGAAATATAAAACCGTGCAATACGACCAAACTCTCGACCTCTAAATACACCACCACCTCTAACGGCTCTCACCGACAAAAATTGTCTAACATCTGTACAATTCTTGATTGTTTCTTCAATAGCCACACCTTTTGTCAAATAATCAACAACTGCATTACGACAAATTAAAAAGTCGGGGGTTGTTTTCAATTTAAAGTTGCTTTTATCGGTAAACCAATGGTCTGCGAAAGAGCCTTTGCGTTTAGCACCTTTAATAATTTGACAATCTTCATCAGATTTAACAGCAATATAGTTATTGACATTTGCTGAATAAAGAGCGTGATAGAAAGTATCTTCTGTTGTAAAATTACAATCTTTTTCCCATTGGCGAACAATACCATTGACAATATCTAATTGGTCTTTATGGTAATACATTACAATGCCGTCTGTATTAGCCGATACCACTTTAATTCTTGCTAATTCTAACCGTTCAATAAGCATTAACAAAGAAAGTTGACCTGTCAAACAAACAGAAATCATTAATTCGGGAGCATAGACTTTAGAATATGGGCTACCTAGCTTGCCATACAACCCATTGATAACGATTTTTTTACTGTTTGCCAACTGTTTCTGTTCAGCTTGTTCATCAGGGGTCAAATTCGGGTCGCTAGAGCGTTTTTTATGTTCAAGCCGAGGATTCACAAGCTCAAGCTCATATACCTCTAAAAACGCTTCTCCGATTGATTTAGGGGCATAGCGATTATTAATGATTATTCGTGGGTAAAAGCTATCCACGTCCACGTCTCGCAATCTATGATCTTCATCACAAATAACGGTCTGCGCCTTTTCCTGTGAGTGTAAGCCACCGATACCTAGTTTGTAGTCGGTTGTGCCGATTCGGATTTTAAGCTGTGCTACACTTTCAGGGATTGTCGGGCTACCCGATTTATCCACAAGATATTCAGCATTATTCACAGTTTCCAACACATTTTTCAATAAATCTGTGGAAAACTTAATGTAATTCGGGGAAAAGTATCGCAAGATTTTCCCACGATAATTCATTGGTTGCGGTAGTCGTCTGCCTAAGCGTTTTTCTACCAGTTGAATAGTAACCCGTTCGCCAATTTGAGCGTCAGAAAGTGAGCGTAAATCCATACTGAATTGTTGGCTCATAAATTTACGCATATCAATTTCTGTATGTAAATCACATTTTAAAGCGTGTGTATTTGTAATATCTTTAATACAGTAATTGTAAACAACAGAAATTTCGTCATCTGTCAATATTTGATGTGGCTCATACGGCAAGTCTTGAAGTCTCTCCCCTAATCGTCTAGCCGAATACATTTTCAAACTAATCTTATTTGGGTCGGGGGCGATTTCAATTAAGTCATAAGTATTAATAAATAATTTGTCATTGTGAGAATATCTATCTTTAATGTCCCACCAACGCATTTCATTTTCAATTAAGTCTTTTGACAATTTGTAAAGGCTATCGTTTGTTGCATTTGCTAACAAGAAATGTCGCAACATAGGAATATCGTAATAATTAGAGTTAAAACCAACTATTACAAAATTTTGACAAATAAAAGCTAATTCTGTTAATTGGTTAAACGGTTGATTATTACGTTTTTCAAAAGCGACAACATATTTGCTTTTAAATAAGAATTGAATTAAGAAATAATTAGGGTATGTTTCAACGTCAAACTCTACTTCTTCCCCATACTCAACAGGGTCTTGACAACCCTGCATAGCTAAATATTGATTTAAAGCATTAATCATCTAAAACCTTTCCAATATATCCACGAATTAGATTGTTTTCGGATAAAAAAGACATTCCTTTTTCACCAGTTTTGAAATATTTACCCCAAAACAACGCTATTTTTAAATGGCGGTATAAACATTTAAAAATAAATGGTTCGTCAGTAAAACTAGGATAATGAATTTGCGAGTTTTCAGCCCGACAAAACGTATTATTAAAAAACACTGCATTTTGTAAACTAATTTTGTTGATTAAATTAATTTGTTCTTTAACCAACACTGGGATTTCAATGTTCGGTAATTCCCATATTTTGTCAAGCGTTCCGACTAAACGATTATATGCAACAATTAATCGCTCGTTTTGATTATAGGCTAAATTCGGCATATACAATTTCAAACTATTTGAAAATTCAATTAGCAGAAATTCATTCACCAAACCCATACCCACAATATCTTTTTCTTTAATCTTGTTGAAATAAATCAGGGCTGACAAAGGCAACGCCATTGTAGGCATACCAAAATCTAAAATGCCTTGAATGATATTGTATTTGTCGGTGCAAACAAGCGTGCCATTGTGGATAATTAATGTTTCGGATAAAAAGTCAACACTTCCTGCATTTGCAATCGGCTGAACATAACCCTCTGCAATATTACATAGCTGTTTAAAGATATATGGACTTTCATCACACTTAACGGCTGTTTGGGCGTTGAAAAAGTTAATTGTTTGATTTAAGCTGTCAATCGGTAATGTTTCAATATTGTAATCAGTTTCGTCAAAATGAACAAAAACTTTACCGTCTTTATTAATGATTACGCTTTCACCTTTAACATTACGTAAAACAGTTTCAAGCTGATATAAATCAATACAGCAATCAAAAGGAATCTCAATAGGAATTTCAGCTTGAATAAATCCATTACCGAAATATAATACCCCGTCTTTAACAACACCGTATTTTTCGTAAATCAAACCTTTGCTTTTTATCAAAGGTTTTAAAACTTTCAATTTGTCAAGAATTAATTTACTCATTAAAACACCCTTTGGCTTTTTCTAATAACGATATTAATTCGTCAATTTCTTCTTTATTTAAAACAGCAATATATCCGTCGCAACTTTCATATACGGCTAATTCTGCATAAACATTATTTTCTTCTTTAATGACTTCGACCGACACATCTGTCTTTCCTGCAAGCCACATAAACTCCATTAATTTAGTCATTTAAAACACTCTCTGCTTTATGTAGCAATTCCACTAACTCTTTGATTCCTTGTTTAGTTAAATATACAGAACAACTATCAAAGTTGTTATAAACTGTCAACTCCGCATACTGTTGACCGTTTACACATTCCTGTTGAAAAACCTCTACTGTGATGTCTTTTTCGCTAAGAATATCTGTACGTTCCATTAAAATTTTCATAATTACTCCTTAAAAAGTAACAGATTTAACTTCGGGATATTTTTTGTTAATGTGAACCGTAATCATTGACGGTTTTTTCAGTCCGTCAGCACGACCTAAAACTTCATACATACGGTCGGGACAAGGATCTGCCGAACGCTGACCCCACCACATTTCAGCACGTTTACGGGCATAACCTGTATGCTCAAAACACACATATTCTTTATAACGAGACAAGCCACAAAGATATGTAACCTCAAGTGTGGGTATGCCACCATTTGCTGATTTATGCTCGTTGTAAATCACTTGATCTACGGGAATTAGCTCGTATTGAGGGCTTGTATCTTTAATCAGCTCAAGGGTACTTGCTGTCTGAAATAAATTGCTCTCAAACGTAAATTCCGTTCCGCATACTTCACAATAGCGAGCTTTAGCGTGGTTATAACAATTACACTCTTTACATACCTTGACTGGTGCGTCTCCACCACCGCCACCCTTTCCTTTTTTACGGTTAGGGATATTAGGGTCATTGATACAACCTAATCTTTTAGTGTTTCCTGCAAAGTCAAGCACTAAACAATTCTCTTTTGTTGGATATGGTCTAGTGCCACGACCTAGCATTTGCACCCATAAACCGACTGATTGTGTTGGACGCAACATACCGATTAAATCTATTTTAGGATTGTCAAACCCAGTTGTCAACTTATTATTATTCACTAAACAAGTTAATTTACCTTGTTTAAATGCGTTGATAACGTCATCATTTTCTTTATTAGATAACTTTGAATGGCATACTGCTGACGCAATCCCTAAACTCAATAGCATAGCGTTGACGTGTTCGCAGTGTTCGACTGACGTACAAAAGATAATCCAACTGGTACGATTTTGAGATAGCCCACATTCAACAATTTCTCGTACGGCATTAAATGTAATTTCGTCCGTGTCCGATACCTGCTCTAATTGTTTCTTGTTATAGTCATCTCCGACCATAGAAAGGTTGGACGTATCAATTTCGATAGCGGTTCTGCGAGGAATTAGAGGGGCTAAATATCCCTCTTTAATCAATCTGACAAACATATCAGGTTGTGTCAAATCGTAAATCACTTCTCCAAAAATGCCGTTTTCTGTTAGCTGACCCGACTTCATACGATAAGGTGTGGCTGTCAAACCAATAACTTTAATATATGGGTTTTCTTCATAAAAAGCCGAAATTATTTTACGGTATGTCGTTTCTTCTTTTTCGGAAATTAAGTGAGCTTCATCAACAATCAAGAGGTCGATTTTACCGAAATGGGGTAATCCTTGTTCTTGCTGACGTTGTATGTGTTTATATACAGATTGCATAGATCCGAATGTGATTGGTCTGCCGACATCACGCTCTTTCAAACCTGCGGAATAAATCCCTAAAGGGGCTTGTTGCCATACGCCCTTTAATTTTTCAGCATTTTGTTGCACCAATTCTTTGACGTGTGTCAACATCATAACCCTTGTTGTAGGATATGCCATCAAAGCACGCTTGATAAATTCGGCAATGATAACCGACTTCCCCGTTCCAGTCGGAAAGGCTAATAGGGGGTTGTGAGCATAGTTGTAATTCATCAATGCTTCAATTCCCTCTTCTTGATACCAACGCAATTCAAACATTATTTATCCTTTATTACCATATTGCCATTATGCCAATCTTTATACGCTTGAATAATACCTTTATCAAAATCATTAAAGCCGAATGTGTTATTTATTGCTGAACAATAAAGTTCTCGCATTAAATTCCAATCTTTGTTTTTAATAGCGTCAACCACTACATTATAACCATTGGTAAATTTTTCAGCTTTCGTGTAAATACCAAAGAAATGTCTAATTCTTCTCCACATAATAATTAATCCTCAAAATATTCTTGATATTTACTTACTTTATTTTTCGGAACATATCTGTATTTAAAAGTATTCGTATGCCAATATCTATCGCCATATACCTTTACTTTAATTCTTCCGTTAGGCATTTCTTTAACAATATCACAATACATTAAATAATATTGTCTGTTTCTACCAATACAATGACAACATCTTAGAACATTAATACCTTGCCAATCTGCAGGTTTAGTTTTATTGATTATCATATTAATTTCCTCTTGCTTTTCGGATTTTATTTAAATAATGTTCAATAACAACATCATTTTCAATACAAGATTTTGTCAAACCTTTTACATATTGCTCAATATATTCTAATGCTATTGCTTTGTTTCTATGTTGGCTACGAGTAGCGTTACATTTTACAGAATAACCAGTAGGAATATATGTTATTTTAACTTCCGTATCAGGTTTATATACCCATGGTGAATAATTTTGTATAACTTCAATTTTTAAATCTTTAGGGTCAATGTTATTTAGCATATACTCTCCCAACAAAGGTATTCTTTATCAATAATTTCTTCTGTCAAAACTTGATGATGTTTATTACATACCCACAATCTATCCTTAGCTGGTTCAGCGTGTTTACAGCTTCGGCAATTTTGGTCAATCTCCCCTTTGGCGTGGCAAATCGGAAAATAATTACACATTTTGCATAGCCAAAAAGTCGGATTTTCGTGTAGGCGTGGGGGCGGTTCTTGAGACAAAATAATTCGGTCTGCTTTCATTACTAAAGTCTCACCTGTTTTATGGTTAAGGGGTACAATCTCTAAATGTAAAGCGTCATCATTTTTATTGACGGCTACATAACACACATAGTTTAACTTCATCATATAGCCATACGCACAGCATTGAGCATAGTGTACAGGTTTAGATAATTTCATTCCTTTAGCTTTTAACTCTTTGAATGATTTATCCCCGTGTGTTTTAAACTCAAATAAGATTTCTTCTGTCAATCCGTAGTTTTCAGGTAAAAATCCTCGACCGTCAAGAGAACCGCCACTATGACCGTTGGACGCAGATACTCTCCATTGAACAGGGTAAGTAATACCTAAATCATTGGCACGTTTAATATGTTGTAAATCATCTGATACGTCAACTGCAAGCATATTAGGGGTAATATTGTCAATTTCTGTAACAGTGTATTTGTTTGCAACTTCTAAATAAAGTAGTCGCCATTTCGGATCGAACGCATAAACTTTGCAACCAATACCTCTTAAATAGTCAATAAATCTATCTTCTTCTTTATGACCTCTGTCAAATAATCGTTTAATTCGAGGTTCAGGTTTAGGCATTTTGCACCAACGGAAGCCATACCATAATTTGCGTTGGCATTCGTCTCCAATCATTGAAAACCCTAAATGTGTTCGGTTTTCATCTTTCCACTTTTTATCGCAGTAATTGTCAATGTCAATCATCAACTGATCTGCAATTTTATCTAAGTGATTTTGCGGTAACATAATAAACTCCAGTTTGCTATTTCTTAAAAATTTTGATCTAAATCAAAATTCTTGAGAAATAGGGGTAGGTTGCCCCACCCCGAAATGTGTTAAGCCTGTGGTGCAGCTTGACCGTTATTTGGATTGACGGTTTGACCCCAAGCACCTGCGTTCGGGTTTGGTGTAGCACCAAAGTTAGGTTGTTGCGGTACACCACCAAAATTACCTTGTTGTGGCTGTGCTGACGGGGCTTGAGCCGTTTGTGTAGGCTGACCGAAATTAGTTTGTGGCACAAAGTTTTGAGTAGGTGCGCTCTGTGCTTGACCACCAAAATTAGAGGTTTGAGCTTGTTGCTGTTGACCTAAATTTTGAGTAGGGCTTTGCACCGCACCAGTATTAGAGAAATTACCTTGTTGTGCTTGTTGCTGTACAGGTTGACCGCCACCTTGCAACACTGCTAACAATTTTTCTAATTCAGTGGATAACGCAACGTCTTTCAATTCACACGGACGGAAATTACCGCTTGCATCAGCAATTTCTTCACCGTTGACGTTTAGAATACGTTTAAAGCGAGGGAAGTTTGATTTACCATCTTTTTCTAAAACTACGATAAAGTTAATGCCGTGTAAATCTTCTTTGTTTTGTAAGAAACCACCAATGCCCAATGTGTACGCTAATGTTGATAAACGTTTCATACCTGCTTTGATTGCGGTATCTTCAAAGCCGTTTATAGGGATATAAAGTGGTAATTTTTCGCCCACAAATTCGTTACCTGTGCTAGACGCTAAAATCGTCATTTCAAGTAATAAGTTTGTGCCACGAGTAAAGCCGTCTTTAACACTTTCTTTTATTTCGCTTTCTTCAATCATAACTAAATGTGCAGACGGAAGCGGAACGTTAGCGTATTGACTGTCAGCTTGAACAGGGTTGTATTGAGATAAATCTAAATTTAGCATAGAATTTTCCTTTTGTTGATTGAGATTGTTAAACAGTATGACGATTACGCCATAATTTTGTTAATAATCGCAGAAATATCTTGCGGTTCATCTTCCGCTAATTTTCCGCTCTTATCACGAGCTAAATAGTCTTGCATATTTTTCGTTGAGCAGACCATAAATTCTTGCATACCTTGTGGCGTTCTAAAACGTTTCGGCTGAAATCTAAACACTTCGTCAAACAAGTGTGTAATTTCTTTGTAAAGTTTTTGACCCTCAAAGCTCGGCTGATAGTAATTGATATTGTTACTATTCACCATTTCTTGCTTGCAAATCATTGCAACGTGTTTATTAGGCAACTGATGTAATAGGCGCACCCATTTCAGCACCTTATCCGCCATTTCCCCATACGCTTGACGTGGGTCTTTAGCTTTCGGTAATTCGCTTTCTAACACCAATGTTGAAATTTCACTAATACTGTCAATATATACAGTATCAAACTGCTTTGCTTCTGCTGACCGTTCGAGCCAGTCAAAAAACTCGACAACATTCGATAGCTTCTTGTTCAGACGCTCCACAAGGTTCATATTTGGCGTAATATTGTAGTGAATATCAAATACAGGCACATTTTCGTTCTGCAACGATAGCAAGCCTTGTTCTACCGCCAAGAGTACAGGTCGAGGTGCAGTTAGTATAGAACGGGTTTTCCCTGTTCCTGCACCGCCATAAATTAGCATTTTAACACCGTTCTTTTGAATCAAATCACGGGGTAATTTGAGATTGCTTAAATTCATTTTTCACCTTTAAAGAGTTGCTTAAGCCATTTTAAATAAGCTCTAATGTTGTGATGTTGTTTGCATAGATAGTAATACGTCAATGTCAAACTAAAACCAAACACAAAAAGCTCTGTTTGCGTAGATACGTTAACAAACGTAAATTTGTCAATAATATGCTCAAATGCTATAAAATCAATTAAGATTAATAATAGCAACGGCACTAATGAAGCACATTCGTGTTTATGATACATTACAACTCCTCTACTGATAATGTTGGCGACCCGTATGACAACGTAATAAACCGATCTAATTGAGCTTTAGCGTCATCTGATAGGTTTTCATAAACTTTACTATCCAATGACGGCTTCCACTTAATCAAAGAGCTTGCTACATCTCCACCGCATAAACCTGCGATAACTGTCAACGCTTGATTAAGCCCTTGCATATCGCTTGCGTTAACATCATATTTTTTACTAACTGATGTTTTCAGCATAAAGTGATTGGTTGCAAAGCGGTTCGTGCCTACACTAATTTGTTCGCCAATATGTGCAATAACATTGCCTTTGGCTTCATCAAGGGCTTTTTTCGCTACATCATAATCTTGTTTAGCGTGGCGGAAATTATCCAACACTACCCCAGTTGCGGTCATACTATCAAACGTTGCTTTTGGTGCAATTTTCTCTTTTCCCATTGTGGGCTGTTGAGGGGGTGCTACACCAAACCCGAATTGTTGTTCACTCATAGCTAACCTCATTAATGAGCATAATTGTCAATATCTAAATAAAATTTAACTTTAAAGAATTTGATTTTATTTTCTTTAGCATATTCTACAATTTCTTTAATTAGAATGTCAACAGGTAATTCTAATTTTTTTGTAGAAACTTTGATAATTGCGTCAGGCTCACGTTTAACAAACATACCGTCAACGATTTCACCACTGCGGAAATGAATTGTTGTGTATGTCATTTTAACACATTTGTTAAAATCAATACCTAAACAATTTGCTAGTTGTTGAGCCGATTGTAAAAACTTGCCGTAAAATTGGAACAGATGATGTCCGTGTTCTTCTTGTGAATAAGCGTCAACGCAATAATTTATATAAGTTTGTAAACTTTGTGTGTATTTCCAAAAAATATAAGGCGAATGAATATCATTTGGAACAAGTCGATTTTCAACATATCCGATATCTAATGCCATATCATCATATTTAGCATTTGTCGCAAATCCACGCAACTGTGAACCCATAACCGCACCAACAACAACGCTATCGCCAATACCGTCCATAATTTCAATTAAATTGCGTTCTTGAATAGCTGTCGCTAATTCCCCAACTTCTTCATAATATTTCAATGTTTGGTGCAAAGGATTGGAGTTATTATTCAACCCTAAGTCAACAGCCCATTTTTCAATTTTATTGACTAAATCTGTCAATTCTTCTTTATATGTCATAATTTACCTCTATGGTTGCTTTGATAGGGGCTATACTACATACTTTAAATTTCAAAGTCAAACATATTTTTTATAAAAATTACAAAATTGTCAGATCCAAAACACTTTTTGAAAAAATCTTGCATTTTTGAAATTCTTTTGATAAAGTGCGACCTATGATTATTTTCAACAAAAGGGGTTTGTTTTATGACAACTGAAAATTCCAAACATTTACTCTTTCTGCACGATTATTTGCTAGAGATTAAATGCCGTTTATCTGCTAAAGCAGGTGTTCTTAATGTATCTTATATTCACCGACAAACAGGTGTTTCCCGTCCAGTTATACAAGCATTTATTAATGGCGAAGTGCCGACTAACATTTCATTTGCCAATGTTGTAAAATTATATAAGTATATTGAGGAACAAAACATTTAAAAGGTTGGAATATGAATTATCAACTGATTCCATTTGAACTGCGACAATACCACCAATGGATTGTATGGAAGTTTGAATATATCAATAATAAATGGACAAAAGTGCCATACAATATTAAAGGGTATAAAGCAAGCGTTACAAACCCTCAATCGTGGAATAGTTTTGATGAAGTTGTGCAAGTAGTAAGTAATGGTTTTGACGGAATTGGGTTTGTTTTAACTGAAAACGATCCATACGCATTTATTGACTTAGACCATACCGATAAACAAGAAGAATTTGCTAAACAACAAACAATCTATAACAATTTTATTGAGACCTATGCGGAATTATCGCCTAGTGGTAAAGGCTTACACATTATTATGAAAGGTCGTTTACCGCAGGGCAGACGCAGAGGTAGTGTAGAAATATACAGTAGTCAACGTTTTATGACAATGACGGGTAATGTTTATAATAACCGTCTTATTGAAAACTGTCAAAATAAACTTGACACACTGTTTAACAGTTTAGGCACGTCTAATAAAATCATTCAATTAGCAGACGAAAAACAACATTATTCTGACGAAGAATTATATGAGATTGCCTACAATGCTGAAAACGGTCAATTTTTTTATGACTTATATCACGGGCATTGGCGAGATTATTACGGTTCACAGTCGGAAGCTGACCACGCCTTAATCAACATTATATCGTATTTTAGCCGTAATCAAGAGCAAATCGTTCGTATGTTTAGAGCGTCTGCACTCGGTGAACGCCACAAAGCAAGTCGTGATGATTATGTAGGCAAAATGGTTAGACGTTCTTTTGACAACTACATACCACCTGTTGACATAGGGGCTATGGCTGAAAATGTCAAAAATGCGTTGGTGGACGCTGAACAACAAAAAGCAGGTAATTTAAATCTTCAACTTTTAACGCCTGCTGAAATGTTCCCAACTCAAATTGCACCGATTGACGCACCGTTGCCCGATTTGTCAAAAACAAATATGTCTTATTCCGAATACGCCCTAGATGTAGATTTTGAAAATATACCGAAAGGCTTAATTAAAGAATTAGCACGATTTATCTACGCTCAAAGTCCTCGCCCAGTTAAAGCAATTAGCACAATGACGGCACTTGCATTAATGGCAGGAATTTGTGGCAGATCCTATAATATCAGTGGCACTGGGCTAAACAACTATTTTGTCTTGCTTGCGCCAACAGGTATTGGTAAAGAGGGTATTTCAAAGGGTATCAATAAGCTAATCAATAGTATTTTGCCACAACAACCGCTTGCTAAAACATTTGTTGGATTAGGCGAGTTGGTATCAGGTATTTCACTCTTACGCTACCTGTCAGAAGAAACACAGTGCTGTTTAACCGTACAGGGGGAATTTGGTATGACAATGCAACGTATGACGGGACGCAATGCCACGCCTAATATGCTCCAATTACGTAAGATTATCCTCGACCTATACGGTAAGTCGGGCAACGGGGAAATTATGCGTTCTACGGTGTATGCCGACAAACAGAAAAACATCAGTGAAATTAAAGCACCGTCTTTTACAATGTTGGCGGAAAGTACACCTAGCACGTTTTTTGACGCATTATCTGACGGATTAGTTGACGAGGGGTTGATTTCTCGTTTTAATATAGTTGAATGTAATGCGAAACGACCACCATTAAATAAACATCACAATAAAGTCGAAATTCCTAAAGATTTAAAAGATTATTTCTTAAATCTAGCAAGTAACTGTTTGACGTTAAATGCAACAGATCAAGTTGTTGATATTGAAATGACTGCGGAAGCAGAACAGGTATTCAATGACTTTGACAAATTTTGTGATGATGAAATTAATAACTCGCCCGAAGAAAGCTACCGCCAACTTTGGAATAGGGGTCATCTTAAAAGTCTGAAAATCGCAAGTCTTTTTGCTATCGGTGTAAATATCTATAAACCTATAATTGACAAAGAGCAAGCATTGTATGCTATCAAATTTGTTAGAGATAGTATTCAACAAATGTATGACCGCTATTCTAATTTAGAAATCGGAGTAGATAGTGTTAGCTTTGAAAAACGTACATTGGATTTGACGTATGTAGTAGGGTATATTTTGATAAATTCAAAAACAACCAACTTTGGCAATGACGAAATGAAAAAGGATTACGTTATTCCATATAAACTATTACAAAACAAGTGTGCTAGTCGTAAATCATTTAAGAGTAATGAAAAAGGGGGTGTGGCTCAAAATCTAAAATTAGCTATTCAAGATCTAGTTGACGCAGGGTATTTAGTTGAATTAAAACCTCACGTCTTAAAGGAAAAATACAACTATTCAGGTAAAGCGTGGACGATTGCTAATCCGAAACATTTTATTCAATACACAACGGCAAACTCCAATAAATAATAGGGGCTACCCCTAGAATTTCAAAATTTTATAGGGGTAGGGTCTAAATTTTCAAATTTTAATAGAACAACAAAACATTTTAAATAACCCTAAACAAAAGAGGAAACATTATGTCAACTATAAAAATTTATAACTTATATCAATTAAACGCAACACAATCTAAAATTGTTAGAGCGGTAATTCAGAAAGCAATAGATTTAATTAATGCTGATCCTTTTTATAGAAAAAGTATTCCTAAACACATAATTAAAAATATTGAATTAAAAGAAATCAACAATCCTATTTCGGTTGAGGACTGTTTTTGTATCTATT